GACGTTAATTTAATGGGGGATAAATTCATAAAACCCAGTAAAAAGAAGCTAAAAATACCGAAATACTTGACAGATGAGAATATAATATTACCATTACCAAAACCAAAAGATGAGTAAACCATTAAAAATATCAGAAGAAGCAGCCGTGCAAATGCCGATGAAAACGGTGGCCTCACTAATTATGATGGTTGCAATCGGCACATGGGCTTACTTTGGACTTCATGAATCTTTAAATCAACAAAAAACTAAACTAGAATTAATGTATGCAGATGTAGAACATAATACAGAGTTTAGAATAAAATGGCCACGAGGCCAAATGGGATCATTGCCCGCTGATTCGGAGCAGTTTATGATGATCGAAGATCTATATAAAACAACAGACAGATTAAATAAACACATTGAGTCTATGGCATTAAACAAAGTAAACATAGAATTTTTAACAAAACAAATGGAAAAAGTTTTAGAAGATAT